GGGTGTTCCAAACATTTACACCAGACTCTGGGTATTGCTCAAGGGTGTCTAGTTCTTTCCAAACCTTCTTAAAAGTATTAAAGTCCTCAATAGCATCGGTATAGTAGTACGCTTTTGGGTCCAGTATTTCCTTGTTCATTTGTTTGCCCCTTAGTATGTGTTTTTTGCGTAATGGTCTTTTTCTTTAATGAAGCCAACAAGAACATATCTTATTGGTCCATCTCCTACATGCTTGACTCCGTGCTCATACTCTTCATTTCCTGGAAAAAATAACATAGTCCCTGCTTTAGGCTTTAACTGGATATCAAGTTTTGGAAAAAACAACTCGCCGTCTACATAGTCATCATTAAGGTACACAATTGCCGCGTACTTTATAGATGGGTCTGTTTTTTGGTCAGTATGCGCTTTTAACTCTACCCCTGATTGCATCCGTTGAATTGTTGCAAAACCACTTAAAATTAATTCTGGGTCAGCTTTGACTACCATTGAGTTTACCACATCATATAAAGGTCTTTGGATCTCATGGTGTAGTATGTTAAAGTTTTTATCTTTCCAGTTTTGGGTAATTTCAAACTTACCTTCAGCAACCAGATTTTCTACATCATCTCTACCAAATTTTTCCATGCAAAAGTACTTTAGATTTGCGTGATACTCTACTTCCCAATCTTCTTGAGATGTACTATGTATAATGTCAAAAAAGATATCTATTTGATCTTGTGATAAAAAGTTGTCAACAGAAAATAGCTCTGAGGTAATATCTGTAACTACATACCCGCTGTCTATTAATTGTTCTTTAAAAGATTCAATCATTTGTAGTCTCCTCTATTTTGTATTTATTTCCATCTGCATCTAACTTCCAACCCTGCTTAAGAAGCTCTTGCCACTCTGCTCGTTCAATCTCTTGCTGTGCTCTAGTAGCCTTCATTTCTTCGGCCCAAGCGTCTCTCACTTCTTGTGGATAATCTGACTCTTCTCGGTCATCCCAGAAAGATCCAATGGTGTATCTTACTCCGCTTTCTATTAGAGACACTTCGTGCATGTTGTTAAACCCTCCATCAAATACAGCAAGAAGTCCAACTTCTGGTTTAATCTCTATGTTTTGACTTGGGAACCTAAGCAGGCCACCCTCAAAATCATCATTAAGGTATAGGAACCCTGCATAGCGGCTTCTTGTGAACGCGCCTGACGTTCCATGCTCATCTGTGTTGTCAGAGTGGACTCTTGCGTACGCTCCTGGCTCCCACTTCTGTGTGTGGTATCCAATTTTACAAATTGTTTTTGGATCAAGGTCGTGTACCGAAGCAATTGCTTCTGGCATTGCTTTTTCAATGTCTGAAAAGATGGTTGGAGATAGGCCAGCATCAATGACTTCTTGGTCGTTATCCTGTGGCAAAACTGAAGAGTATGACTCATAAAATGAAATAGGCATCCAAGAAATTGCCCCGTTCTCTGCCTGAGAATCCAAGGCTTGAATCATTTTTTTGCAATCTTCTTTGCTTATAAAATTTTCATAAACAACTATGTCTTTTGTAATTCTTTTTTTGTTCGCTAGGTTCATTGTGCTTTACTCCGTCTAGTTATTTATAAGGGATTTATCTCCAGCAATTAACTTTTCTATCTCCTGTTGAACAAGGGCGTACTCTTCTTGAAATACCTCTGGGGTTCTGCCCTCTCCCATAGAAGCAGTACTTCCCTCTTCTGCTAGGGCTTCTTTTAATGTTTTTTCAATATCGTAGTTTAATACTGTGCACTGGAACCAGTTGGCTACATATCCATCTTTATCAATAAGGTACTTTTCAAAGTTTCCGCCTTGCTGGGCACCATTAGCAATAGGTTGGTTTAACCAAGGTGACAAATATCCGTCTCTATCTGGAATGCCAAGTTCTGTTTGCTTTGCGGCGTAAGCGTGCATTTGGTCTTTAATTTCACGATACAATTCATGAGTTTCTTTTCTTGGTTGACCTAATCCGTTTACAGAGGCATCTCCCTTGTGAGCGCTTAGTTCATTAGCACTTTCATTTGGATTTGATGAAACCATTTCTGAAAATTGAAAAGTAGTTCCGTAAACATCTTTGCCGTACGCTTGTGAGTCAGCGCCACAGGTAATGCCTTGTGACCACTTACCCTTAGTAATCCCCACCCCACAGTAGTCATTGGTAGGGATAGCAATAACTTGGAAATCATCTCCACCGTACTTATCTTGAAGCCATTGGAGAACTTCCATTTGATTAGCGTTACCACAGCCGACTGTTGTATTTGCTAGTAGCGTAACTTTGCCTTTAAATTGAGCTAGGAAGTTAGGGGAGCCATCAGCTGAGTTAAGCGAGATGTCATAGATAGATTTCATAGGTGTATTGTAACCTGTCCTTACGGTTGTTTGTCTCCTGTATGCTTGGTTATTTCCCAAAAAAATGGGCATGTAAACCGTAACCCACTTTTTACCTCAGTAACCCCATGGATATAGTTTTTATCTCCTGGGAAGAAGTAAGCAGCGCCTTTTTTAGGTTTAAACTGTACCCCTTGTAGTGGAAAGTATAGCTCCCCACCCTCATAATCATCGTTTAAATAAAACAGACTTGATAGGTCATAGTTTGGGAAGTCGTTAGGGGTTCCCGCATCTGGGCCCTCATGAAGCTCTTTATCAGCATGAGGTTTTTGAAATTGCCCAGGAAGCCACTTAACAATAGTTGTGCCCGTTGGGTGAACCTCTACCTTATAAAATTCCTCAATAATTGGCCTTAGTCGTTGAAATAGCCCCGCAATTACTGGGGATATCTTTGGATCATTTTTGTCTAAGGTCGGTTGAGTTGCAACCCTATCTTTCCAATAATCTGAGTCATAGGTAACTGTTCCATTCTCATTTGTATGGCTTTGAGTCACATCCCAAATTGTTAACGATTTAGCGGCTTTTTCTAAGAAATCTATTTCTTCTTGGGTCATAAAGTTTTCTAGCTCAACAATCATGTCTTTGCTATCCCCAAACCAACCTGATGGGGTCATAGATGGCGTTCTTTTTGCTACAGTGTACGAGTCTTTATTTTGTTCCATATTCATACTATATCTCTTTTCGTCTTATCTATTACCCCTAATTTTAATGTTTTTACTTCGTGAGAGCCTTGAGATTCTTCTTTTTCGTTTACAGCATCTCTATACCAATCTGTCCATTTTCCAGACGAGTTTATCTCTTGTGCAGCAGACCCATAGGATATGTTTGCATCTAGTCTTTTTCTATCTGGATCTTGGTACTTAATAATCTCAATATCTGTCCCATTTAAATTTGACAAAGATATAGGGATAATTGTGGCAACCGGAGTTCCCGCCTTAATAACTACCCGCTTATTGGCAACCTTTGCCTTAATAGCTAAGGGCAAAGGGTTGTCATAAAAAGAAGTACTAATTAAAGACGCCATTGTCTCAAACTCATCACTAAAATAATTTACGGGGTTAATGGTAAAAATACTAACGTCCTGAGCTGTTCTAAAAACTAAACCAGTATTTAGGCTTATAGAGGATTGGCCTCTTCCAGAATAGGCTCCTTCTGGACTAAATACTTGAACACGATCTGGGGTTTGGTCATTTACACCGTCCCAAATAAACTCAATATCCTCCAAGCAAGACAGGCTCCAGCCAATTACATTTGACTGGGTTACTGGAAAGCATCTATAGGCATGGTTCTCTGATGTTGCATCCATCCAGTCTCTTTTAATAGACATAGGCTGAATGTCAAACAAAGCCCCCTGTGTCTTTTCAACTGAGATATTAAACATTAATCTGCGTCTGCGCTATACATCTCTGGGGTGTGAAACTTTTTGCTGTAATCAAGCATAGTCACAATGGAGTATTTAGTCCCAGAGGTTACTGGCATTGCTTGGTGTGGGTACATAAAGTTTGATGGAAAAATAAACAGGTCTCCAGCTTCTGCTTTAACTTTTAGATTTTGTAATCTGAAGAAAAGTTCTCCACCCTCATAGTCATCATTGACGTACGAAACTAAAGAAACAGTGCAGTTATAAGAAAAGCCATGGTCGTGGTGTTCCATAAAGTGCTGGCCTGGGCCGTACTTAATAAAGTTAAAGGCTTCCCAATACTTCAGGTTGTTAATGTTATACATTTTGCAGTAATCATCTACTGCTGGTGACTTTACATCATATAGATCTTGCCAAAGAGATTGAAGATTTTTTGATACTTCGCTTTTATCGGGTTCTAAGTCTGTCTTCTTAAACTTAAAATCGTTGCAATCTCTATACTCTGGCATTAATTGTCTGTACCCAACGTACGCTGGTTGCCAAGCATATCCAGTTGTATCGCCTTCTGGCTTTAGATTAGCCTCAAGTCTGTTTATTACATCAAAACTTTCTTTAATAATCCCCTTGTAACAGAAGATTCCACTGCCTAAATCAACTTTTTCTGTCCATGTCTGCATTATATTCTCCCTATTTGTATTCTCGTCTTGACCAAACTTTATTTTGATATACCCCGCCATCAGGCTTTCGGTAAAATTTCATGTTATCAACTACTTTATCATACATCTTAGATTGATCTGGTATCTCTATTTCGTGTTCCCAGTTTTCTCTTTTAAAAGGAAGAACCTGCATGTAGGGGGTCCCTTCCGGTATGGTACCTTCCCAACCTTCTGGAAGAAAAAATGGGAAAGTCCCAAGTAAGTGAAGCTTGTCCGAGTCCACAACACCAGTAGTATTTAAAAATGGTAAGTCAAACCTATTCATTGGTGTCATAAACAATGCGCTATAGCCTTCTGGAAGCTCCAAGCCCCAAGGAGAACTCCAAGCAAAATGAGTCTGGTAGTACCCCTTTGGATGCTCAAACTGTGGCATTGGAGGCCTTTGTGTACAAAAATCTTGATACTTAGGGTTATTAATTTTTACGTTTATAATCCCTTGGTTATTTTTATAAAAGACTAAATCGCATGGTGTTTTAAAAATATACCCAGTTGTAAAGGCGTCCATAATAGCTGGGCACGCTTTCCACGTAGGAATTTTTCCATAGTCATCTGTCGTACCCTCTTTAGGGAATGGGCAAATTTCCTTTGGAGCTTTGTAGTATTCCCCACTTGGCATTTTTGCAAATCTGTCTGCATCTTTATACCAAGAAGGCATTTCTTTTTGTGTTGGTACGGGAACAGAAATATGCTTCTTATCTATCCACGGACGAAAAGATCTAAATATGGCTACTAAAGCCATTACTTGTGCCCCAATTCATTGATGTCTGTCATAACAACAACGCAATATTTTGTACCTGAAACCATCGGCAGAGAAGCGTGCTCATAAATATAGTTTGATGGGAATACTGCAATGTCCCCTACTTTTGGTTTATAGACTAAATTATCAAGTCTTGGAAACTTAAGGTCTCCACCCTCGTAATCATCGTTAATGTAAATAACCGCAGATACTGTGCAGTTATATGCAGGACCATGGTCTGCGTGAATGTTGAAGTGAGTCCCTGCCCCCTCATACTTTACAAAGTTAAAGGCCTCATAATACACAACGTTAATGCCCCAGTACCTAGCGTAGTCATCTATGCAGTACTTAAGCTTTTGATAGATCTCCTCATGTAAATCTATAAGTTCAGAGTTTGTTTCATCTCTTGGCCCAAGGTTTTCCTGTTTGTACTTAAAATCTACGCAGTCTCTTGCTTTCTTAATTGGAACGTCAGACTGCGTAACCTGTGCTTCTGACCATTTATATCTGGTACCTGTTGATAGGTTGGACTCAAGAGTATCAATGTACCGTGTAGCGTCCTCGTTAGAAAAAGTATTTTGATAAACGTGTAGGCCCAAACCTAAGTTTTTGACACTTACTTTGTTATCTAAAGCTCTTTCAGGAACCCTATTTGACGCGGTCTCCGACCTATCTTTTGTGAACCAAGCATTCTCATTTTCATTGTGCATTTTCTTCTTTGCCCCACTTACCTATTGGACACTCTGCATTTTTGAGTGTTGTTTTTGCTTTCATTATACAACCACACTGTTTGCACTGCGTAGTTAGGCTAATAAACTCTGGACATGCTCTGCATATAGACATTCTTTCTTCTATCTTTAACTTATTAGTTATTTTTGCAGCTTCGTCAAGAAGATGCCATGGCCTAGTTTCTCCTAGAGACTGCTTCCATTTTTCCCATTCAGACAGCATTACGCGTTTTCTGGTTTGGAAAAAGATACACCATTATAGATATAACCAATTTCTGGATCGCTCTCATCATCTACACTAACAACTGTTATTGGTCTAGCAACTGCCGCACGAAATTTTTCAAGAGCGTGTGTACTTTTGGTTATAGTTAATGCCCCTGTAAGGACATTATTAATAAAGAATGCAAGGTAGTTGTCAGTTATTGGGAGAACCTTATCTAAGTCAGCACCCTCCGTAAGAACTAGCCCTTGAGATTCTTCATCCCATATTGACCCAATAGCAACATTTTCTTTACTCTCTAAAGTACGTGCAGTTATTGGGGAAGAAGAAACAAGCGTGTTCCATCTATCAATCATTTCTTGTGGGACAAATTCTTCAGGCAATAAGAGTGTGTGAAATACCTCAGAAAGGCCTTCACTGTTCTCTTCTGTTAAAAATAAATACTTCATTTTTTATCCCCTGTGTTTTTGGTATAAGAATATTATATCAGTTGTCTTACTAATAAGCGCAACAGTATAGGCAGGCACAGGTACAGTAACCGCCATACCTTGTACAGTTGTTATATGTACATGCTCCTGGTGGATTACAGGCACTAAATGATGGGAAGGATGGTGGGAAGAACGGTGGGAAGAATGGTGGGAAGAATGGGAAGAATGGTGGGAAGAATGGAGGGAAGAATGGGAAGAAGGGGAAATATGGTGGGAAGAAAGGAGGGAAGAATGGGAAGAAAGGTGGGAAGAATGGAGGGAAGAATGGGAAGAATGGAGGGAAAAATGGTGGGAAGAATGGGAAGAATGGGAAGAATGGAGGG